CGTGTCCAGCGTGCAGCACACGGCCCGGAAGTCCAGCAACTCACTGCGAAAAATGCGCCGCGTTTTCGGCGAGTTTGTCGCGCGAAACCGCGCAGATTTCCGAGCGGAATCGGTGCACGAAATGCGGTCGTTTCGAGGACGAGGCGGCGGGTGAAAAGTGCCGCAATCCGAAATGGCACCTGCCCAACTGGCGCGGCATGCCGAAACCCGAGCCCGGCGTGCCGCGCGACTACGTCGCCGAGCTGGCCAGGCAGATGAGGATCGAATGAGCGACCACTCGAACATCGGCTGGACGCAGGCGACGTGGAACCCGACGGTTGACTGATGCCGCGCGGTGTCCCGCACTCGCCCGAGCTGCGCGCCCAGGCCGTCGCAGCAGTCCTCGCCGGCGCCACGATCGCCCAGGTCGCGGCCCAGTTCAAGCTCGACAAGGGGCTCGTTTCACGGTGGGTAGCGCAGGGGTTGCAACCAGTTGCAACCGACCAACGCGCGCGCGCACGCGAGGACCTCGGTGAGCGCATCCTCACCCTCCTCGACGAGCACATCACCACGCTGGTCGCTCAACTTCAGGTCGCAGCTCGCCCGGAGTGGATTGAAAAACAGAATCCCCGAGACCTTGCCGAGCTGGTTGCAGTTGAGCGCGACACTGCCCTTCGACTTCTCGCCGGACTTCGCCCCGCCGAGCCCGCCGCCGTCGTTGCGGACCCCGCTCTCGACAGCCCCGACGGACCTCCCGAGTCCACTGGATGAGCGCGGCGAGTGGCGCCTCTGGCTGCGCGCGCTCTTCCCGCGCTACTTCACCCACGACTTCGCGCCGTTCCACCAGGAGTTCTGGGCCTGGGTGTGGGCGATCCGCCACGGCACCCGCCCGACACCCTTCGTCGGCATCTGGCCGCGCGACACCGGCAAGAGCACCGACGCCGAGGTGGCCTGCGTGGCGCTCGCGGCCGGCCGCGTGCGGCGCTACGGCCTGTACCTCTCGCGCACCCAGGACCAGGCCGACGACCACGTCGGCAACGTCTCGGCGCTGCTCGAGTCGGACGCCGTCGGCGAGCGCTACCCGGCCCTCTCGGACCGCGCCCTGGGCAAGTTCGGCGCCTCCAAGGGCTGGCGGCACAATCGCCTGCGCACGCGCCTGGGCTTCACGCTCGACGCGGTCGGCCTGGATCGCGCGGTGCGCGGCATCAAGCTCGAGGAGCAACGCCCGGACTTCATGATCCTGGACGACCTGGACACCGAGAGCGACTCGCCCACGGTCGTCGGCAAGAACGTGCGCACGCTCACGCGCAAGATCCTGCCGCTCGGCTCGGACGACGTGGCCGTGCTCGCGGTCCAGAACCTGGTCCACGACGAGAGCATCTTCGGCCGCCTGGCCGGCGCCTCGAGCACGCCGGCCGATTTCCTGGCCGACCGCACCCTGAGCGGCCCGCACAAGGCGCTGAACGGCTTCGCCTACGAGCGCCGCGGCACGCGCACGGTGATTACCGGCGGCGAGCCGACGTGGGCGGGCCTCGACCTCGAGGCGTGTCAGCAGCGCATCGACCGCGACGGCATCGACGCGTTCCTGGCCGAGTGTCAGCACGAACGCCAGCGACCTGAGGGCGTGGCCTTTCCCGAGTGGGCGCGCGAGGTGCACGTGTGCGCCCCGTTCCGTATCCCCGAGGAATGGCCGCGCTGGCGCGGGCTCGACTACGGCTACGGCGTGCCGTACTGCTGCCTGTGGGGCGCGCTCGCGCCGGCCGGCACGCTGTACGTCTACCGCGAGACGTACCGTGCCGGGCTGCTCGACCGCGACCAGGCGCTCGAGGTCAGGACGCTCTCGGCCGGCGAGCGCATCCGCGCCACCTTCGCCGACCCGAGCATGTGGACCGCACGCCACAACGGCTATGCCATCCAGGCGCCGGCCAGCGCGTACGCCGAGATGGGCGTCGCGCTCACGCAGGCCAACAACGACCGCCGCGTGGGCAAGGCGCGCGTGCACGAGCTGCTGGCCTGGCAGCCGGCCGAGCAGCAGCTCAGCTTCGTGCCGCCGCGCCTCCAGGTCTTCTCGAGCTGCACCAACCTGATTCGCACGCTGCCCGAGCTGGTGCGCGATAAGGACAACCCCGAGGACGTCGACACGACGGGCGAGGACCACGCCTACGACGCGCTCAAGTACCTGGCCCTGGGCATCGCGCTGCCCCAGGCGCGCACGGTCCGCGTGCGCTTCGGCTAGCGCTTAGCGCCGGCGGGGCGTTCGTGAAACGTAACGTTTCACGGCGTACACTTGGCCGGCGAACGCAGTGACTGACCTGTTCGGCGAGTTGCTTCGGGATCCTGCGCTGCGCGCCGAGCTCGAGCGCATGATCGTCGCCAGGCTGGCTTGTCAGCACGGCCGCTGCCAGGGCGACCAGTGTCCGCACCCGAAGCATGCGCGACCGTCCCCGCCTGACACCGGCGGCTGCGCCTGATGGCCACGAGTCTCGCCTCCGGGCGGCGCATGTTCTCGACGCTCAGCTCGGGCGACGACGAGCTCGCGCGATCCACCATGGACGTCGTCGACCAGCTGCGCTCCGACTTCGGCGCGCGCGACGAGCTGTACCGCCAGATCGACGACGTCATCTTCCAGCAGAAGACGCCGCAGATCCCGCAGGCCTACCAGCGCACGACCATCGAGGTCCTCTCGCCGCGCGCGCTCGAGATCGTCAACACCGTTACCGCGGCACTGTCGATCAACCCGTTCACGGTCCAGTTCCGCCCGATCGGCTTCGGCGACGTCTACCAGCAGAACGCCTCGAAACGCGAGCATTTCTTCGAGGCCAGCTGGCAGCGTCAGGAAGACGAGGCCAACCGCCGGCTGCTGCGGCTGTTCATCGCCAACCTGGTCGCCAAGGGCGAAGGCATCCTCAAGACGATGGAGCGCACCAAGCGCGCGTGGGCCGGTTACGACCAGCAGAGCAAACGCCTGCAGGCCGCGCTCGACGACGGCGCCGATGACTACCGCGGGCTCGACCAGGACGCGCGCGACCGCGTCTACCACTCGAAGACCGAACAGCTCAAGCTGCTCGCGCCGTACCCGATCACGACCACCGACGTGCCGCCCGAGACGTTCTATTACTTCCAGAACGAGGACGGCCTGACGACCGCGTGCGAAGTCAAGGAGGTGCCCTACCTCGAGGCGCTCGACCGCTTCGGCGCGAGCCTGGACAGTAAGGGCAAGGTGACCGACCCGCGCGCGCTCGGGTTGCCCAGGAACGAGTGGGCGCGCGTGATGGGCAACCTGCGCACGCTCACGATGGTCGAGTGCTGGACGTGGGACCGCTGCGTCTACTTGCTGCAGGGACCCGGCCAGAGCTCGAGTCAGGCCGGCCGCATCGGCCGCGCCACGGTCGTCAAGTCCCTGCGCCATGGCTACGGCGATCCGGCGCTCAAGACGCTGCGCGGGCCGTACTTCCACGCCCTCGGCACGACCACCGCGAGCCGCCTGCCCGAGCGGGCCGGGCTGTCGATCCTGTACGGCTACCTGAGCCTGTTCCCGCTGCTCGACTCGCTGCTCACCGGCAAGGCCAACGCGGCCTACCTGACCATGTTCCCGACGTTCAAACGCAACCAGCCGCCGGGTGTGATCCCCGGCCTGCCGGGTGGTGTGGGCCCGTACGGCAACGACGGCAGCGAGGGCGACTACCAGACCGAGACGATCGAGCCGGGCACGATCTACCCCTACGACATCAGCCCGCTCGAGCAGCCGCGCGCCGGGCCCGAGGCGATCGAGCTCCTCGGGCGGGTCGAGGCAATGCTCGAGCGCGCCTTGCCGAGCGTGGTCCAGGGCGTGGTCTCGGGCGACGAGTCAGGCTACGCGCTCAATCAGGCGGCGCACCTTGCGAGATTGGCCTGGGACCCGATCGTGGGCAACGCCGAGGTCACGCTCGGCGAGCGGACCGGCTTCGAGTCGTGGCTGATCGAGCACAAGATCGGCGAGACGGTCTACGCCTGGGGCGAGCAGATCCCCACGCGCAGACGCCGGGGCGGTGGCCTGGCCACGCGCGCCGGCTGGTTCGGCCTGGGCCCCGAGGACCTGAGCGGGGTGCACCGCTACCGCGCGCGGCTCGACCCCGAGACGCCCAGCAACAAGGTCATGGAAACGCGCGCCATCGGCGAGCAGATGGACCGCCGCCTGATCACCTATGAGGACGCGGTCGAGCAGGCCGGCTCGAACCCGGACGAGGTCGAGCGGTCCTGGCTGCTGCACGACCTGAAGATGAGCCAACCGGTGCAGGCTGAGCTGCAGAACACGGTGTTCGAGAAGCTGGCGACGATACGCTCCAAGCGCAACCAGCGCCAGGGCCTGGGCGGGCTCGAGGTGCAGCAGACCATGCCCGGCGGTACACCCCCGCCACCCGGTGGGCCACCCGCGGCTGGCCCGGACGTGTACGCGCCGGGTATGGGCATGCCGCTCCTGCCCACGCCGCCGGGCGCGGTGACCGGCATCCCGCCGAGCGTGCAAGCGGCGCTCCCGCCCGCGCCACCAGGACCGGGTGGCGGTGGTGCGCCGGGCACGCCGGTGCAGCCGAATCTGCCGGCCAGGCACCAGCCGTTGCCGGGACAGGGCTGATGGCAGAGCAACGCGTGCAGGCGGAGATCTTCGACTTCGAGCGCGGCGAGCTCGTCGAGGTGTGCTGGATCGATTCGAGCGGCTCGCATGGCTGGAATCACACGGCTACCGAAATCGCCAAGCCCGACCGGGTCCGCGGCATGTACTGCCGGACGGTGGGTTGGGTGCTGCACGACGATGAGGACGGCCTGATGCTCAGCGGAAGCCTCGCGGCCATCGGTTCGCACTGTTGCGATATGACCATCCCCCATCTCGCGATCATCAGCCGCCAGCGCCTGGTGGTCGCAACCGAGCCGGTCGCCGCCGTGAACGGCCAGGTCTACGTGGTGCCGGCCTGATGGCGCGCTCCGAGCACGTCCTCGACCTGGTCGCCGAGGACCTGGCGCAATGGATCGACGACACCGCCCAGCAGCTGGCCGACGCGATGAGCGAGGGCGGCACCAGCCCGTTCGCCGCGCGCACCACGGCCGACGAGCGCCTAGCCTACTACCGCCGCCAATTCTTCAACCCGGACGGCAGCCCCAACCCGCAGGGGCGCGACGAAGAGCACGCGCGTCTCGGCGATGAGGGCTTTCTCAAGGCGCTGCGCACGGTCATCGACGCCGGCCCGACCGCGTCCGCGGGCCCACCCGAGGCGCTGCATCCACTCATGCCGGACTGGCTGCGCCGCGGCGTTCCCCCGCCACCCATGGCGCCCGCCGGGAGGTAAGCACGCATGCCGCAATACACCGTCAACCTGCCCGCGTCGTCCGGCGGCGGGCAGGTCGTGGTCAACGCGAGCGACCCGCAGTCGGCGATCGAAAACGCCGGCAGCCCGTCGGGCGCCTACGTCACCGCGGGCAGCTACACCGGTGGCGCAGGCCAGCCGACCGGCCCCACGAGCACCACCGCGACTTCGACCAGCAGCGGCGACCAGGGCTTCAACAGCCAGGCTGCCACGCTCGCCGCGCAGGTGGCCAACAACGCTGCCCAGATGGCCTACTACAACGCCAAGCTGCAGCTCGACTCGGACGAGCTGGCGTTCAAGAAGGCCCAGCAGGCCTGGCAGAACACCTTCGACACCGAGAGCCGCCGCATCACCACCGAGCTGCAGGCGGCCGGGCTGACCGGGCAGTACCAGGGCGCACCCACACTCGCGGCGCAGAAGCAGGCCTTCGACCAGGCGGCCACCGAAGCCGGCCTGACCGGCTACTACCAGGCGCCTGCCGCCGCGGCCGGCAACATCGCGCTCGATGCCTTCAACAAGGCCGGCGCCGGCGACCAGCAGACGTATCTGAACGCCACCGGCGGCGACCGCACCGCCGCCGCACAGCGCTACTGGACCGACGTCCAGGGGGCCATCCAGCAGGCCGGCATGACGCCGCAGCAGTTCGTCTATGGCGCCACAGCCCAACCCACTCCGGGGGTCGAGACGCTCGCCTCGCGGCTGCAGACAGCGAACCTGCTCGGCACCTACCAGGGCCAACAGACGCTCGAGGCCCAGAAACAGCAGCAGCAGACCGCGCTGCAGTACCTGACCCTGCTCTCGAACCTGCGCGGCCCGGCCGACTACGGCCAGTACCTGCGCACACTCGGCAGCACGCCCGGCGGATTACGCGACCTGGTCTCGGCCGCGGCCGGCCAGTACGTGCCGGGCGGCGGCGCGACCACGGGTGCGCAGCCCCAGGCCGCGTCGCTCGGCAGCACGCTCGGCCAGGTCGGCGGCCAGGGCACGACCTACCAGGATTTCCAGCAGGCGGGCGCGGCACTGCCGCCGCCCAACCAGATCGCGCCGAGCTTCTACAACACTGCCACGACGACCCAGAAGCAGCTGCTCGGCTCGATGTACGAGGGCCAGGGCTACAACGTCCAGGACGTGGCCGACCTGTACAAGCAGAGCCTGCCGCGGTACGCAGGCCCGACCACGGGCACCTACAAGCTCTAGGGCTCGCCCGATGGCCATCGACGAGCTCCCAGATATTGACAACGACTCGTGGCAGCGCTTCAGCGCCAACCAGTTCCGCGCCGACACCGACCAGCAGGTGGGCGCCCTGGGCATCCTCGCCCAGCCACCGCCGCCGCCACCAGCGAGCCCGGCCGAAGGGCTGGAGCGGGTGGGCGGCTGGGCGTCCCCGGCCCCGTTGCCAGCGCCCGAGCCGCCCGAGCCGCCAGCGCAGGACCCGTTCCAGGCCAGCAGCGACGCCCAGATCGCCACGCTGGCCACGCCCCCACCGACCGCGGCGACACTGTCACCTCGCGCCGCGGGTCCGGCCCGGCCGACCGCCCCCTATCCCGGTCGGCCGGCGCCGCCGGACCTGGTCAGCTCGGCGCTCCAGGCGGCCGACGAGGCCGGCGTCGACCCGGCGCTGTACGCGCAGGTGGTGCAGCAGGAGTCGGCGTGGGACCCGACCGCGCGTAGCCCGGCCGGCGCGCAGGGCCTGAGCCAGCTCATGCCGGACACCGCGCGCGGCCTGGGTGTCAGCAATCCGTTCGATCCGCTCGAGAACCTGAAGGGCGGCGCGAGGTACCTCAAGCAGCAGCTGGACGCCTTCGGCGGCGACGTCACCAGGGCGCTCGCGGCGTACAACGCCGGCGCCGGGGCCGTGCAGCGGTACGGTGGCGTGCCGCCGTACGAGGAGACGCAGCGCTACGTGAGCACCATCCTCGACCGCCTGGCCGCCGAGCAGTCGACCAACCCGGCCGGTGGCGGTGCGCCCGGTCCGCGTGAGGGCATCACGCGCGCAGGGGCAGCGCTGTCCGCGGCCAACCAGACGCGCGATATCAGCCAGTTCGGCGACGCGCAGCTCACGACCGAGGAGGCGTATGCCGCATGTGGCCCAGCTGCCGCTGTCCGATTTGCACAGCGCTTCGGCAGGAACCCGAGCCTGCGCGAGGCGCTCGACCTGGCCAAGACCGTGGGCTGGACGACCGAGCAGGGGATGGCCGGTCTGGCGTCCGAGCGGGCGCTGATGAGCAAGCTCGACATCCCGACGAAGCTCGTGCCGGGCGCGGCGTGGGACCAGTTCGCGGCTGAGGCGCAGACCGGGAACCCGGTCACCATCAGCACGCGCGGCCACTACTTCACCGCCGACGGCTACGACGCGAGCAGCGGCCGGTTCCACGTCGGGCGCAGTGGGCTCGACCTGAAGGGCGGCAGCGAGTGGATGACGTCGGCCGACATGGAGCGGCTGATGGGGCCGGTGCAGGGTGGGCTGCTCGCCGATAACCCGCAGGTGCCAGCGCCCTCCACGGCCGACGCGGGCTCGGCGTCATGGTTCGACCGCACCAAGTCGTACCTCGAGCAGGGGTTCTCGAACGGGACCGACCAGACCGCGGCCGCGGCCGCTCCGTCGCGCGCGCTCGAGGCACCCGGTGAGGGCTTCGACCCGACCAGCATCCTGCCGCGCACGGCGCCTGCTGCGGCGGTGTTTGCCGAACCCGCGCCGCAGCAGAACGTATGGGACCAGATCGGCACGGGCATTGCGAACGTGTTCCGCAACGCCTTTGGCGGGGGTGGCGGGCCGCAAGGTCCTGCGCGTGCGCCTGGGCCGCTCGACGTGGCTGGCGGGGCTGCGGTGGAGCCGGCGGTGTCGCCGGTGCCGGCGCCGGGCTTCGGCTACGACCCGTCGGCCTTACGTCCCGTGACCGAGCCGCCCGGGCCGGGCGTGCCGCTGCGCCAGGATGTGCGCGACCTGGGCCAGCCGAGCCAACCGACGGTGTTCGACGAGCTGGGTGACGAGCTCAGTGGCGAGCGCGCGCGGCGCGCGCGCGAAGCGCCCTATTCGCCCGAGTTCCAGGCCAGAGCGGCGGAGGTCGCCGCGACTCCGGTGACGATCCCAACCAACCCGCTCGAGCTGCTCGGCGGCGCCGGGTTGGGCGTTCCGACGAGTGGTGAAGCAATCGACCGCGCTCGCCAGCAGTGGATCGAAGAGCACAATCCGCTGCGCGACGTGCCCGTCGTCGGCGGCCTGACCACCCTGGGTGCCCAGATGGCGACCGATCCGACCAACCTGGTGCTCGGGCTTCCGTACGGGGCGCGCACCGCCGCGCGCTATGGGCCAGAGGTCGCCGAGGCGGCCGCGCAAGCGGCGCGCACCCGCCTGCCGGCCGAGGCGGAGATCGGCTTCGCGATGGGCCGACCGACCGGCGGCGAACCCCCGCTGACTCCACCACGCGGCGGCGAGCCACCGCCACCACCGCCACCACCGCCTGGCCGGCCATCGCGCACCGAGTTGCCGCAGGTGACTCCTCCCGAGGGGGCACGGCCGATCGGCCTGACCACCGCCGAGGAAGTCGAGCGGCTGCGCCTCGACCAGTGGCCCGAGGAGCTGCGCGACACCATTCGCCAGGGCGCCGAGGCGCGCGACTTCGGGCGTACCCAGCGCCGCGGCGTGATCGCCGATGACGTGTCCGAGCAGATGGCCGACGATCTGGGGCGCACGCTCGACGACTGGGTCAAGGGCGGCAAGGCCGGCAAGGCGTACAACGCCGAGGAGCTGCGCGCGCTGCGCAATGCCGTTGGCGCGCAGGCCGAGCGCACGCGCGACCTGTCGGCCCAGGTGGCCGACGCGCGGCGGACCGGCAATCTGACCGACAATCTGCTCGTCCGCCAGTTCTCGGAAGGCCAGAAGCTGCAGGCGCTGACCGAGATCCTGCAGGGCGCGACCGCCGAGTGGGGCCGTGCTGGGCGCGCCTTCCAGGGTGCCGCGCGGCTGGTCGACCTGCCCCCCGACGAGGCCACCGCGCGCATCTACCAGATGCTCGGCGGGCGCGACAACGCCCTGAAAGCACTCGACGAGTACCAGAAGCTGCTCGATTCGGGCGCGGGCGTCATCGAGCAGGCGCGCTTCTGGGCGGGTGTCAAGCACCCACCGCCCGGCGTCGAGGACTGGTTCCGCTTGCTGCGCTACAACAGCATGCTCTCGGGCCCGCGCACGGCCGAGGTCAACGTCATCGGCAACGCGCTCGAGATCCCCTGGCGGCTGGCGCGCGACTCGCTCGCGAGCACCCTGCGCGGCAACCCGCGTGAGCTCTCGCCCGAACTGGCCGGCCTGGCGGCCGGGTTCGCCAAGGGCCGCCAGAAGTTCCTGCAGGTGTGGAGCGACGGCATCACCGCCGAGGCGGCCGCACGGGGCGACCTGCCCAGGGATCTGAGCGCTCGTGTGCGCAACCCCGTCGGCAAGGCCGCGGCGCGCTTCCTCGAGCAGCCGGGACGGACGATGGTCGGCCTGGACGAGTGGGCGCACGCGATGGCGTACGAGATGGGTCTCGGCCGCCGCGCGGGCGTGATGGCCTCGCGCGAAAGGCTCACGGGCAAAGCCTGGGATGCGCGCGTCGCGGAACTCCTGGGCGAGCCGACCGCGGCGATGGTGCGCGAGGCATCCGGCATCGCCGACCGGATGACCTACCGCGGCGACATGGGCACGCTCGGTCGCGCGCTCGAGGGCGTGCAGAAGGTGCCCTACCTGGGCGCCGTGCTGCTGCCGTTCCTACGCACCGTCTACCACATCGCCGCGCGCGGGATCGATCGCAGCCCGGCAGGGTTTGCTTTCGGAACGCTCCCCGACGTAGCAAGAGGAACCTATGGGCGTTCACCCAGCCAGGTATGGCGTGCGTTGGCTGGCGAAGGCGCTGAGAACCTGCCTAAAACCGTCGTGCCGCTCGGCGAGCGGCTCGGAGACAACGTGCTCGGCAGTCTCGCCTTCTACGGCTTCTATCAGAAGGCTTTGGAAGGCAACATCAGTGGCGCTGGCCCGGACGACCCCGAGAAGCGTGACATGCTGCGTGCCCAGGGCTGGCAGCCCTACAGCATCCGCATCGGCGGCAACTGGGTCAGCTACTCGAACTGGGGCCCGGTGGCCATTCCGCTGTCCATGGCCGCCGCGGCGGCGGAAGCCCAGACATATCACAAGCCAGGCGCGGACGCGGGCGCAATCCTGGTCGACGGCATCGCACGCACGGCCAAGCTCGCCACCGAACAGTCCTACCTGCAGGGCATCGGCGCGGTCTACAAGGGCCTGACCGAGCCTGATCGTTTCGGCTCGCAGTTCGTCGGCCAGTTCGTGCAGTCGCTCATCCCCTACGGCTCGGCGCTCAACACGCTCGGCCAGGCGACCGACCCGACCGTGCGCCAGCCGCAGCGCGACAACTTCGGCGAGTTTCTCAAGCAGAGCGTGGAGTCGCGGCTGCCCGGCTTGCGACAAAACGTGCCCGAAGCCCAGGACCAGCTCGGCCGGCCAATTCCCAACGAACAGACCGGGGTCGGTGCGCTCAACCCGCTGCGTAGCTCGACGATTCGCTCGAATGCCGTGCTCCAGGAGCTGCTGCGCAATGGCGCCGACGTCGGCGATCCACCGAAATCGTTCCGCAGCGTGCCGCTGACTCCGGACGAGCAGCGCACGTTCAACACCGCGGCTGGCCAATATATTGAGCAAGCCGTGAGCGGGCTGATGCTTAACGGCGACTATCGGGCGATGCCACCCGAGCAGAAACAAGCCGCGCTCCAACGTGCTGTCGAGGCCGCACGGACACGCGCGGGCGCCGAGCTGATGCAGACGATCGGGACTAGCGAGGCTTCGCGGCGCGTGGCGGAGGGCCGGGCGAAGAAGGTCCCGGTGCCGATTGGTCAGTGAACTCCTGGCGCAGCAGCTTCCTGCGAAAACGCCGGTTGCCGACGTAAGCCCAGATGACGATCGTCAAGGCACCCACTAGCGTCGGACCGATGATGACCACAGCACTCCACGCACTACGGTCCCAGCCCGCCGGGATGGTTACGAGTGCCCAGAACCAGACATACAGGGATGCACCCGCGAGCAGGCTGTACACGATGAATCCGAACGGTTGCTTGCTCAGCCTGTCAACGATCTTCCACCACACACTAATCGGCGGAGTCTAGCAGCATGAACGAGCAAGAGATCCTCGCCAACTGGCAGCGCAAAGGCTGGCGGGTCACCGCGCGCCGCGCGCAGACCGTGCAGAACTCGCTCACGGGGCTGCCCGAACCAACCGGCAATCTCATCTGGGGCATTAGCGGCCCGAACGATGAGTACGACGAGGTCGTCGTG